TATCTTCAGGGTATAATAATCCCTGTGATGGTAAAGATAGAACTTCAGTAGGAAATCCGTACTGATTTTCAGCCATTCTGTTTTACTCCTTGATTAATTAAGAATTAATAACTTATTATTTTTTACCCATAATCTTTTCAGCACCTGCGATACCGAAACTACCAAGGGTTATGAATACAAACGAGTTGTATACCATATCATTTATAACTAAATCTTTTCCGACTATTCCTGTTGATAAATCAACGATTGCGAATAATGTCATTACTGCGAATGACGCAAATCCAATTATTGATTTTTCGTTATAGTCGTTTTCATCTTTAAATATTGCCCACATAATTTTCTCCGTTAGAATTCAAGTATTGCGTAATCATACTGAATTGTTAAACCTATATCAACTACATCATTAGATGCGAAATCTAAATCTTGGAAATTAGCTGCTGTTAAGAAAGCACCTTTAATTATCCATTGTTCAATCTTTTCTCCATTAGGACTTAATAGATTGAAAGTGATATCTTTTTTATATTCTGATGAGTATCCGTCAACACCTGTTACTGATTCGTGGTGTAGTCTAATCCACTCATTGACTGCTTGTGCTCCTGATGGAACGATTGGGTCATATAAAGTTACTTCAATTGGTTGCCAAGATGCTTTACCTTTTACATATCTTTTAACATTGATATGGTCCAAAGTAACTGTATCGAAGGCGATTGATGGCCTTGCCATTGTTTTAACGAGATATGCCGGTATTCCGTCTATCTCCATAATAAACCTATTTTTCATCTTAGGTTCAAAAGGTGTAAAAAATATTTCGTTTGGGTCTGCAAAAGCCACTTGAATTCTCCTATAATTTTTTTCTATTCAGTAATAAATATAACAAAATCAAAAAAAGTGTATACCTAATGTGATATAGTTTTAGAAGTTTTATTGAAGTTTTATAATAAAAAGCTTGACTTTGTCATTAGGAATAACTATATTATAGTATGATTGATGAGATAATATGTGAAGAGTGTGGCGTTGAAATAGACGGCTTTTTCCTTTGTGATGATTGTGAAGAAGAACTCTTTGAAGAAAATAATTAAAAAAAAAGCTTGACATTTACAAATAGTATTTGTATATTATAGTGTTATGATAATGATAAAGGAAAACGAAATGACTGAAAATACAACAATTCAACCGAGAAATTACCAAGATACTTTTGTTCCAAGAGATTTTGGTTTTAATAATAGGACATTTACTATGAATGTCTATCAATATAACCACAATCCTATGGAATTGTATGAAGCTAATCAAAATCAACCAAGATTAAATGTTGAAAATTACAACAATACTACTCCTGGTGAGGTAGCTCTTTACAAAGGTATTCCTATGGAATTTAGATTTAATCCAGTTATTAGAGAAATGATGATGACTGGTAATTATAGAATTAGATATCGTGGTGGTAGCAAGCCACAATATGGTTATCATAGAAGTCAATATAATACATTGGCTGAATACGCTGACACATTTGCTATTTATCCTAAATAGGTGTTAATATCGTAATCGTAAGAACCTATTGAGTCGTGGGTTTTCGGTGACTACAAATTTGGAACCGAAAGGGTTATGTAGTGTTTCACGAGATTAGAAACAACCCTTGTGAGTTAGGTGGTTAAACTCTCAAATTTTATTCCCATTATCATAACAAAAAACCCCCGAGATTATCGGGGGTTTTTCTTAATCAATATTCCTATTATTCAGGGAATGCTGCGCCTGTTGGTTGAACTACAAAGTCCAATACAATAAATTCAGCTGTTCTTGTTGGTTGAATAAATATCTGACCAACTAATTGATTTCTATCAACAACATCTGGTGTGTTGTTTGAATCGTCCATAACTACTCTGAAAGCAGTTAGACCTGAATTTGCTTGAACTTCTTCAAGATATGGATTCACTATGTTTAGGAATCTGTTTCTTAAAGCTGTTGTGTTTTGTTCAAAGACTAAGAATCTTGAAGATGATGCGATGAACTTTCTCAAGTTAATCAATAATCTTCTTACATTGATTCTGTCTAATGCACTTGGTTTACCTTGAAGTGTTTTCTGTCCAAACACTACTACACCTTGACCTGGGAAAGTTGCGATAGGATTAATACGATTTTCGTATAAATCATCTCTTTCCAAGTTGGTTAGTCTTGTTTGTGCTTCTAATACTTCTGTTAAACCACCACGATTCAATCCTGCTGGTGCGAACCACTCTTGTCCAATTCTATCATTGTTTGAATAAACACCTGGTAGAACTACTGAAGGTGGAACCCAAGTAGGTTTGTTTTTGTTCTCATCAAGAATCTTAACCCAAGGATAATATGTAGCTACATAATTACTATCTAATGTTTTTACATCATCAATAGCTCCTTGTATTGTTCTTCCGTATTGTGAACCATCTAAGATAAAGAAACAATCTGCTCTATCTTCAATCTTATCAATTGCATGGTTTGTTACACTTGAATGTAATTGATGAATAGCACCTGGAATTGCTAACAAGTTAATATCAAATTCATCTGGATTAGACACTGCATTTATAGCTCTTTTGTATGCTACTGAACCACTTGCACTTGCACTTGATAAATCAAATCCTTGTGTGTTGGTTGATGTAATGTCTGTTCCTTTTTTGTTTTCCAATGCTGGGTCTGAACCATCAAATCCACCTTGGAAAGGAACTGCAAACTTCAATTGTCTGTGGTCTGCAACTCCTAATGCTAAGTTTTGCGTTCCACTAGCGTATGTTGCTCCCAATGTTGATGCGTCGTCATTACCGAATGCGTCTTCTAAACTCATTGTGATATTGTTACCGACTACTGCACCTGTTGGTAATGGTGCTAAGTATTGTTTACTATCAACACTTGCGAAATCAAAACCATAATATACATTTTGGTCGTATGTTCCACGAGAGTTTTTCTGTCCAGTACCACTTGTTGTTCCAACATATGAAGCACTTGGCATAGATGCGTCCGAATGTGAACCACTATATGAAGCACTTACTGTTTGAATAAGGTTTGGTTGCAATACTGCTCCAAATCCCATAGGAACTAATTCCTCTGGTATAGCTTCTAAGTCTCTCAATGAAGATGCTTCTGTTGAAACACTTGTAATTGTCGGACCAGTTATTCTAATGTAAGATGATTCATTTGGATAATCACCATTAGTGGTTAACTTACCATTTGAGTCAATCGTGATAAATCTATCACCAACTCTTCTAACTACATAGTTATCAGAATCTGGGTCAAGGTTTAGATTAGAAAAGTTTTCTAATACGATTCCGTCATCATTTTGACCTGGGTTATTTACGATTACTTGTAAATCAAACGAACCATAATCACTACCGGCTACATCAACTGCTCTCTTAACATTTGATACACCAATACGATATTTAGTATTCTGGTTAGTTCCGTGTGCTAATGTAGCAACTCTAAACAATGAAGTTCTTGCTCCATTTACTAATTGTGATTGAATAGCTGGTGTATGTGCTACTTTGAAGTCAAAGTTAAATGCCTCGTCTTCTTGAACCGTACTACCAGTTGCTGCTATTTTCACAATGTCAGCTGCTGATGCAGCATTTGTTGTGTTTTGGAAATTAGAATACACATAAAGTGGTTGTTTTGTATCTTGTGCATTTTCACTAAATACTTTTGTTATGTAGTTTGCTGAACTTGAATCAAATGATAATGTAAACGCTGATGTACTTCCTGCGTTATTTGCATCAACATTCAATACAAATGAGTCTTTGGTTCCACCTGGAACACTAAGTGAAGCACTTGTAGTACCAGTCAAATCTACTGCGTCTGGGTCTGTTGCACCCCTTGAAGGTTTTAGAACTGCAGCGACTTTGTGTCCTTGTGAACCACTAATGGTCAACACAACACTATCGTTTGCATATCCTCCTAAATGTAAAACTCTCACGATTGTTACGGTTCCTGCACTTTTCAAATATTGTTTTGCAGTGAAAGGAACATAAAAATCTTGATTTTCTTTTCCGAAAATTTTCTCAAACTCACCTAAATTTCTAATTGCGGTTGGAACAAATGCTGGACCCATATCTGTTGGTCCGATTAATGCTGCTCCAATTTCCCCTATTCCTTCAGGCAAGAAAGATAAATCTTTTTCTCTGGTGAAAACACCAGGGCTTACTATTCGTTCGGCCATTTTCTTTCTCCTATTTTTACTATCTTGTGGATAATTATACTACTATAAATATAATCCTTAACTCCCAAAATGCTTTGATTGGGTAAAATAATTACTTATATGGTGTAAATTCACCAGTATTTATGTCTAAATTACCTGCACCATACTTTTCATTTAATTGACTAAGTAATTTAGATTCATTTGCTTGTTCTTGAACATATTGAGCTTCTAAACGAATTTTTTTAGTTTCGATAGATTCTAATGCTTGTTCAGTTGTTAAACGTTGAATTTCTAAATTACCCAATGAAGATTCAATAAATGAATAAGCACCTTTTAAATTATTCAATGCTTCCATTTCGGTTTTTGTGAATTTTATTGTTTTAGATTTTTTTGCCATTATAACTCCTGTTTTTGTTTAGTAATAAATATAAAACTATTTGTTCAAACAATCACATTTTTGTTTGATATCATCAACTTCTTGTTTTAATTCTTTGATTGATTCGATTAATAATGGAACGATTTTTTCATACTTGACTGCTAAGTATCCATTATCTCTTTCGGTTACGAGTTCTGGTAGAACTTCTTGGATTTCTTGTGCGATTACACCGACATCTTTTCCTGTATAAGTTTCTTGATTGTCGTTCCAATCAAATGTATAACCACCTATTTTACCAACCTTTTCTAATGGATTTTCTATACGAACGATATTGTCTTTAAGTCTTTTGTCTGATGAATAGAATGCAATAACATCTTGTCTAAATCTTGCGTCTCCACCACCGGCTACATCAAATGCCAACATATCAATTTCACTACCACCATCATTTCCTCGTAGAGTAAATGATGCATTAGACACTAAACTTTTTAATTCTAAGTCTGTTCCAGTACCATCAAGTTGTGCATAAGCAGTAGAACCATTGTAAAATTTTGTAATACCATTTGCGCTTGTTAATTCTATTCTTGCACCAGATGTATTGTTTGCTCGTAAAGTTAGTGTTGAATCGGAGTCGATTGAACCTGCTGTTCCGTCCCATTGGATAAATCCTCTAATTGCTGAATCATCAGTATCGTAGAAATTTAATGTTGGTGTTGAGTCTGATATTGTTAATGTTCCACCAGAGGTTACATCACCAGATGTAGTGATACTTGAAAGGGAAGCTGCACTTCCACTTGTAATTACTTTTTTCCAACTTGGCATTTATTTTTTCTCCTTATGGTTGGTTACTCGTTGAGCCCACTTCCTTGTTGCCAAACAAGGCCAATAAAGTTATTTACTTAATCTTTTATAATTATCTTGAAGTTTTTCAACTACTTTGACTGCTTCAAGTAATTTTTTTCCTGGTATCATACTTTCTTGAATCACATATAATATAAATTCTGTTTCATCTTTAGAGAGTTTGACGCCATCGCTTGGTGCGTTGGCGTCAGTCTTTACCTTATCTATTAATCCCATAATAACCCTTATCATTCATCTTATGAATATATGAATATATCTTCTGTTCCGTCATCTATTTTTATGTTTCCTTTAACTGCGTAAGTTGCTGAACCTGTATTTGCAGTTAAAACATATAATGAATTATATGCTTCCGGTACACCAGCAATAGCGTCTTGTCCGAGTTGTGTATCAACTTGAACACCGAATCTATCTGCTGAGTCATCAAAGATAAATGCACTACCACTACCTGCTGAACCACTACCTACTAAGAAACCACCATCACCTGTTGCTGATGAACCACTATTGAATAGTGCAAATCTATCAGCGATTAACAAATTAGATGATGATATAGATGTTGTTGAACCATTTACCGTTAAATTACCCGTAATGATTGCTGCACCTCCAACATTTAAAGTAGTTCCGTCAAATGTTAGGTTTGCTTCTGCATTTTGTGCGTCTGTTCCGGTTGCGGTTATAATTCTATTGTTTGAACCATTAGCCATAAAGTCAGATACATCTACTGAAATTTCATTTGCTGCTACATCAATACCAGTTCCTGCTCCAACTGCTAATGCAGAACCTCCACCACCAGTTAAACCATTTCCTGCTACTGCGGCTGCTAATGCGTCAGCGTCAACACCTCCGTCTTTAATAGCGATTGTTTTTGCTCCACTTCCGTCAAATGTTGTTCCACTATTTAATTGGATTGTTGCGTCATCAACGGTAAGTGCGTTTGGAACTTTCAATACTGATAATGTATCACTTGATAGTTCTATTGTTGAAGTATCTGCTGAATTTGTATTTAACATTGTTCCTTCAACTGAGTTTGCTGCGATTGTTAAAGCACCACCTGCTGCTACTGCCGCATCTCCACTTACTTTACCGAATACATATTCTGCTAAGTTGGAACCTGATATAAATTTTGTTGCTCCGTCACTTACATTAAATTTAAGTGCGTCGTGAGATACACCTGTTTCCGGTGTTGTTGGGAAACTTCCTGCTACACCACTCAATCCTGAACCATCTCCTGTAAAGGAACCAGTCATAGAACCCGTGATGTGTGAATCTGCTACGGAACCAC